TCATCTCCAGCACTGGGAAACTCACCGTAGACTTCGACGTGAGCCTGAACGCTGTCAGGCCCGTATTCGTGGATGATTTGCTCATAGACTGCCTTGTCCGTACCTTCGACCGACCGGGCATCGACGGTCTTGTTGCGCCAGAAGTCCCGCTTGGCGTGGAACGCCTCGTAGAAGTAGCCCTGATTGCGGCGGGGGTTGGAGAACGCCATCCAGAAGCGGTGCGGCGTGTTCTCGGTAAAGAAGCCCGCGGCGACCTGCCAGATGCTGTCGGAGATGCCCGAGGCTTCGTCGAAGATCAGCATGACGCCGTCGAAGTTGTGCACGCCCGCGTAGGCGTCCGGGTTCTCCTCAGACCACAGCCGCCCCTCGACGCCCCAGTAGCGCGTACCCTTCTTGAGGTCGCGCTCAACCAGTTCCGCGATCCACTTGGCGGGCATGACACGGGTGGCCGAAACCTCAAACCAGTGGCTGTTGAGTGAAAGGGCCAGCCACTTGGTGATCTCGGCCCAGGTGATGGACCGGAGCTGCGTCTCGGAGTTGGCAGACACGATGGTGGTGCTGCCAATCCGCGTCGTCAGCATCCACAGCACCAGCCAACTGACCAGCGCGGACTTGCCGATACCGCGGCCCGAACTGACCGCCATCCTGAACACGTCGAAGTCGATCTTGCCGTTGTTCTGCTTGATGTGGTCGCGCAGGTCCGTCAGCACCTCGCGCTGCCACTTGCGCGGTCCAGAGAAGTGCTCCAACGGCGTGCCGGGCTGCCCCCAAGGGAACAGGTAGAGAACAAACTTGAGCGGGTCATCCTTGAGGCTGGGCGACCACAGGGTCGCCATGAGCGTCTGCTCGTCCTCAGCGGAGTACTGGGGTTGCTGCACGCGGCTGCTCCTCTGCCAGTTCGGTCGCCACCAGGTCGATCACGCGCTGCTGCGCCTGCTCCAACGCGGCCGTGATGCTGATCTTCTGATCGACCGTCACCTCGATGGCCTGCTTGGCCGCCCAGCCGTGGGCGTAGCGCAGGACCTCAAGCGCGGCCTTGGCGTCCCCTTGCGCCGCCGCGTCGTTCAGCACGGTCGCCATGGCCAGCTCGCCGTCCGCGCGCCCCTTCTGCTCGGCATACTCCGCGACCGGGTCCATCTGGCAAAGCCTGCGGTACTCGGTCGGCGTCATCCCGGCAGCAAGGGCCAGCGTGTCGCCTTTGAGGCCCATCCGCGCCGCGTTGTAGATGGCCTCCAGCCGCGCCTCTGTGGCGGTCAGCGGACGCGGTTCGTAGGGGAGAGACTGGAATGTCATGCGACCATCGTACAATGTTTGTCAGCGCAATTCAATGGGCGGATACAGCTCGAACAGCGCGTCTCGCACCTCGATGGCGCGATCAAGTGTGTACGCACGGCGGCGGATACGTTTGCCGTTAAACAGCATTTCGACGCGGTAGCCGCGCCCGTCCCTATAAATGTTACGCATAGACGGGTTTTTACGCACAGCGTTTTGGTAGTATGCGGTGTTTTGTGCTGCTGTTGCTAGGCGCAAATTGTCTATGCGGTTGTCGGTTTTGATGCCGTTAATATGGTCGATTGTCATGCCTTCAGGCGGGTGTTCGCCGTGCACCCATAGCCACACCAATCGATGCAATCGGTATTCGCGTCCGTTGACGGTTGCACGCAAATAGCCACGTTGAGTTAGCGTACCTAGCTGGCGCCCAGACAAATCGCGGCAAATACCTGTTGCAGGGTCTATGGCCAGACGCTTTTTAAGTTCAGTTTGAGTGATCAGTGTCATACCTAACATATAGGGGAGTAGGGGTGAACCGTCAAGTGTTTTGAAATTTCTAAAAAGTTTTTGCGACCCTTGGCCACAGCAACAGCGAAAGTTGCGGGTCCCCTGCCCCCTCCCTTCGCGCCCGCAACATTTTTTGCAATGCAGCAACGCAACAGCGAGAAACTGTAACCGTTCCTGTTACCGGAACATATTCCTAGCAGGCAGGCATGGCGGGAAAGGTGCTCGTGGCCATATGGTTAGAGCGTGATGGATCGAGGATGGCCTCCGTATAGCTCGGCACGCTGGCCGATACGATACTCGAGCGTGCCGTCGATCCAGAGATAAAGAACGCTCTTCGGGGAACGCTGGCGCAATTCGACGGAGCAAGGCAGATGACGCTCGGCAAGCAACGTGATGGCCGTGAACTGGCGTCGCGTGATTCGCTTTTGCGTGATGGCATCGACGGCCCAAGCGCGGATGGCCGTTGAACTGTCAACCTGGGCGATGGGCAATATGGGCAGTTTCTGCATGATGAACCTCCAAAACGTAACGAATAACGCTTAACGCAAAACGCTACATAGTGCAAGGGCCATCGACGCGGGGGGCGGGGCGATGGGTCAAATGGGCAATATGGGCAATCGTCCTCAGAAGAGGCTTTCCTCTACAATCGTTAGATTTCCCCTACCGTATACATTAGCATTTACTAATATACAATTAATTCTCTCTTCATAAGAACTAATAACCCATATTACCCATAAGCCGATAGAATATAGCTTTTGCCGCTCTCCGCCAATGCCCATGTCGTCACCCCAACGCCACCCCACAACCACCCCAAAACAGTCTTTTTGCCTGAAACACAAATTTCTTGTTGACATAGCAAGCACCCCATGAGATTATGCACATATCAACAAGGGAGAACGACATGGACCTGATAGCCAAGCAAATTGCCAAGCGCCGCACCGCCGGACTCTTCGTCAGCTATGACCGCACGACACCGGAGGAGACTTCCGCATATGGCCGCGCCACCATCGCGTTCGCCAACGTCAAGGAGCGCGACGAAGAACTAGACCGCCTCAACTGGCTAGGCCGCAACCCGCGCATTGAGCACTAACAGGAAAGGAAACGACATGAACGGCAATCAACGCTACGGCGCCAATCTCTTCTACTGGTACGCATACGGCTATAAAAACCGCGAAGCTGCGCTCGACGCGCTGGACCGCATGTTTGCTGACGACGAAGTGTCACCTGGTGAACTGCCGCGCATTGAACCCTACAAGAACCGCGACGGCGTCACGCGCTACGGCGTCATGTTGGCAGACCGTGCAGCTTGACAACTAACTCTTGACAGGTGGCACATGCCGCCTGTACACTCTCCACAATTCAACACACTAAACGAAAGGGAACGACAATGACCGACTTTATCCCCTGCACCATCAATTGCGTTGCAGATAGCAACCGTTGCGCCATCTTCACAAAGTACCTTGGCCCCACAAATACGCGCGGCGGCCGCATCAAGGCTTGGGCAAAGTCCGGCGGCAAGCTGTCCGTCACAATACCTTACCCGCACGAATTAAACCTGTCCGACGCACACGCTAGCGCGGCAATCGCCTTGTGCGACAAACTGGATTGGCCTTTCTCCAAACTACATCAGGCGCACGTCGAGAATGGTTGCGTTTTCGTGATGGAGGGTTGACATATGCCGCGCCACTATCTCGCCCTTGCCCTTGACGCTATCGGCGCGCTTGCGCTGCTGGCCGTGGCCTATGCCTTCCTCTACGTCTTTTTCATCATAACCCCGTGACCGTAGGAGCTAGTCCAATGGATTACCTGTATATACCGTACACTGTCCAAACCTGGAAAGACGGCGTTTGCTTGTTTGAGGCCGATTGTGAGTTGAAGATTGACTATGACCTGCCAGACGGCCGGAAAGGCCCGGTTGACTGGGATGTGACCGAGTTTCATTTCGACGGCCCTAAGCCTGGCGAGAACAAGGCCCGCATCTATACCAAGATCAACCGGCATGAGCCGTTGTTTCACGTCCTATACAAAGACCTAGACCGTGAGTGGATCGACGCGCGCGTATGCGAGGCGCTGGCCGACGATGAGCGCATTGACTGGTACGCGCTGGCCCACAATGACTAGGCCGCCCCTGTACCGCAACGGGGCCATGCTGCCTGATCCCGAGCGCATGGCCACCGCGCACCACATCCGCCGCAACCCCGACACGGGCGAGGTATCTTGGCCGCCCACTGACATGCCCGCGTTGTTGCGCGATTTGGCGCTAATCCTGAACGAGAAGGACTTGGACCATGACACTTAGAGATTACACCGACCTCATGAGCATGACGCCGCAGGAACTGACGAAATACGCGCTCGAATGCGCCAAGCTGGGCGTTCTGTCCGTCTCGCTGACGGAAGCCCTCGCGCACCAGCTTGAAACAGAAGCAGGGTATTTTGACCGCACAGAACTTTTACGGGAGGAACTGGAACGCGCCGAAACGCGCATTGCAGACCTGGAAATCGAAATATTCGACCTGAGACGGCAGCTAGAAAGGTCCTTCACATGACGCGCTTTTTGCCTTGGTACATTGAGCATGAAGGCGGGCGTCAT